ACATTGATCTGGGGTTTGACGTGTGGCTGAAGAAGCAACGCATACGGCTCGCAGGCATTGACGCACCTGAGTCCCGCACCAGAAACAAGGCTGAGAAGGTCTTGGGGCTGGCAGCTAAAGCACGACTCGTGGAACTTTGCTCTGGCGAGATGCAGCTAGAATCCCTCGGCAAAGGCAAGTATGGACGCATTCTAGGTATTCCAAAGACCTCCGAAGGTGTCAGCATGTGTCAGATTCTCATCGACGAAGGCCATGCCGTTGAGTATTGGGGCGGCAAGAAAGTTAAGGTTTGGGCGTGATGTGGCAGATAACGGGAGTTCTGGGCATAGCCCTACTGGTTACCGCTGGTGCTTTCAAAATGTACGCTGATAAAACAGAGGCTGAAAAAGAAGCTATGGCTATGGATTTGCGTCAGGCATCGGACAACCAGCTTGTCCTAGAAACGAGCATATCTAATCTAAACAAGCAGCTCACCGAGGCGGAAGAGCGTCAGCAGAACATATTGTATCGGGTGAACGAGCTTCAAGCTGCCAACGCGCAGGCACAAAAAGAGGTGGAGTCGATCAGAAAAAAGTTCGCAAAGCACGACATGAATGTGCTTTCGTTACGCAAGCCAGTGCTGATTGAAAACATTATCAACCGAGGCACTAAGGGGGTGTTAAGTGATCTGGAAACTATTACCGATCCTTCTTCTTAGTGGTTGCGGCCTTTTAGGTCGAGAGCCGTACATCCCAGAGACAAAGAAGGTTGAGGTGGTTACTGTTACCCAGCCAGCAGCCGTTTATCACCCTGTTTTACCAAATGCCATATCGACATCTCCAGTGGAGTGGAAAGTGCTTACGCCTGAGACGATGCAGGAGTATCTTGATGACTTGGCTGATGGAAATGCGCCCACCAACGCTTACTACGGGCTGTCAACGAAGGGCTACGAAAACCTTTCATCTAACATGGCAGAGGTGAAACGCTATATCCGCCAAGTGCTAAATATTATACAATATTATAGAAATTTGGACGAGGAACTCGAAGATGAGAGTGACGAGCGAGGAAGGGATATCCCTGATAAAGAAATTTGAAGGCTGTGAGCTGAACGCTTACCAGTGCTCAGCTAACGTCTGGACGATTGGTTACGGTCATACTAGGGGTGTTAGTGAGGGCGATTCATGCACTCAGAAGGACGCTGATGACATGTTGGCTGATGACCTTCAAGAGTTTGAAGGCTATGTCAACGAATTGGTTGATGCTGATCTTAATCAAAGCCAATTCGATGCTTTGGTGGCTTGGACGTACAATCTAGGCCCAACCAACCTGAAAGACTCTACTTTGCTAAAACGCCTGAACGAAGGCGATATGGCCGACGTTCCGCACCAAATTCGGCGTTGGAACAAGGCTGGAGGTAAGGTTTTAGACGGCTTGATTCGCAGGCGAGAGGCAGAAGCCTTGTTGTTCCAAGGAGAAGCTTGGGAAAATGTCTGAACTGTCGCTCAAAGACTTTGAGATTCTATCTGAGCAGGATCAAAACGAAGCCTTGGCGCTGCTGTCCCGCTACGATCAGATGGAGAAGCAGGATAAGTGTCAGAACGACTTTATCGAGTTTGTTAAGCACATGTGGCCTGAGTGCATACTGGGCCGTCATCACAAGATTATTGGCGACAAGTTCAACAAAATCGCTCAGGGCAAGCTCAAGCGGCTGATCGTTTGCTTGCCCCCGAGACACTCTAAGTCTGAGTTTGCGAGCACCTATTTTCCTGCGTGGATGATGGGCCGCAAGGGTGATCTCAAGATCATTCAGACCACGCACACGGCTGAGCTGGCGGTCAGATTCGGCAGAAAGGTGCGTAATATCATTGACTCAGATGATTACTCTCAGGTGTTTCCTGAGCTGCAATTGCAGGCCGACAACAAGTCTGCTGGTCGTTGGACAACAAACCAAGAGGGCGAATCGTTCTACGCAGGTGTTGGCGGCGCTATCACAGGTCGCGGCGCTGACCTTCTAATCATTGACGATCCGCACTCTGAGCAAGACGCGCTGTCGCCTACTGCGATGGAGTCGGCTTACGAGTGGTACACATCTGGCCCTCGGCAGCGTTTGCAGCCGGGCGGTACGATCATCATCGTAATGACTCGATGGTCAACCAAAGACCTCGTAGGCAAGGTTTTGAAGAAGCAGGGCGATGATCACGCTGACCAGTGGGAGGTTGTTGAATTCCCCGCCATTATGCCTGAGTCAGAAACCCCACTATGGCCCGAGTTCTGGAAGAAAGAAGAGCTTTTGTCGGTCAAAGCGTCATTGCCGATCAGCAAATGGAACGCCCAGTGGATGCAAAACCCAACCGCTGAAGCTGGCTCTATCGTGAAGCGCGAGTGGTGGCGTAAATGGGACAAGGACTGGGTGCCTGCTTATGAGTACGTCATCCAAAGCTATGACACCGCCTTCAGCAAAAAAGAAACCGCCGACTATTCGGCTATCACCACATGGGCAATATTTCAGTCTCCAGATGACAATGTTCAAGCGATTATTTTGTTGGACGCCAAACGAGTCAGGTTGGACTTTCCTGAGCTGAAACGGCTGGCTTACGAAGAGTACAAATATTGGGAGCCAGACTGCATTTTGATTGAGGCGAAGGCCAGCGGTACGCCATTAACTCAAGAGCTTCGACGTATGGGCATACCAGTGACGGCCTATACACCATCGAGAGGCCAAGATAAGATTGCGCGAATGAACAGCGTTGCCCCGATCTTCGAGTCGGGCATGGTCTGGGCACCAGATGAAAGCTTTGCTGATGAGGTGGTTGAGGAAATGGCGAGCTTTCCGTTTGGCGATAACGACGATTACTGTGACTCGGCAACGATGGCTCTTATGAGGTTTCGGCAAGGCGGCTTCTTGAGCTTGCAAGACGATTACCCCGAAGAAGCCGAGTTTTTAAGGCGTGACAGACAGGTATATTACTAATGGCGATTGAAAAACAAGGCTTGGGCACGGAAAACGATCCTGACGTGATGCCGATGGGCAGCGCGATGGAAATCGAGCCAGAAATGACTCGAAACGACGAGATTCGCAACGCGGCAGAGATACTGGTTCGTGAAGAAGAAATTCTGGTCGATGATGAGATTGATGCGGTAGAAGAGCAGGTGGCTACCGATTTCAACGCCAATCTGGTTGATTTTATCTCAAACAGTGATTTATCCAAGCTTGCCAGCGACGTAATCGGCTCGATCAAGGCTGATAAAGAAAGCCGAAGCGAGTGGGAAAAGACCTACACAGATGGCCTGAAGTATCTTGGCATGAAGTTCGATGAGTCTCGAAGCCAGCCGTTTGAGGGGTCTTCTGGTGTCATTCACCCGATCCTAGCCGAGTCTGTCACGCAGTTTCAGGCCCAAGCTTATAAAGAGTTATTGCCAGCCAAAGGGCCAGTCAAGACTGAGGTTGTCGGTGTGCGCAGCCCAGAGGTCGAAATGCAGGCTGGTCGCGTCCAAGACTTCATGAACTACTACATCATGAATATCATGCAGGAATACGATCCAGAGCTGGATATGTTGCTGTTTTATCTACCTCTGGCTGGCTCGGCGTTTAAAAAAGTTTACTTTGACACAGGGTCAAGCCGCGCAATGAGCAAGTTCATTGAGCCTCAAGACCTTGTGGTTCCTTACGAAGCTCCTGATCTGTTCTCGGCTGAACGTGTCACGCACGTCCTTAATATGAGCCGCAACGAGATCAAAAAGCAGCAGCTCAGCGGATTCTATGCCGATGTCGAGTTGAAAGGCGGCTCGATGACCGTAAGCCGAAGCGACATCGAGGAGCAGATTGACGAGATTGAGGGCATGGAGCCTTCTTATCAAGAAGACCGAGACCACGTTGTCTTCGAGACACACACCATTCTTGACATACCCGGCTTTGAAGACATAGGTGAAGACGGTGAGCCTACGGGCCTGAAGCTTCCGTACATCGTCACGATTGACGAGCAGAGCCAGAAGGTTTTGTCGATTCGACGCAATTACATCGAGACTGACCCCCGCAAGGCCAAGATAAACTTCTTTGTGCAGTACAAGTTTTTACCGGGCCTCGGCTTTTACGGTCTAGGCTTGAGCCACATGATTGGCGGCATCTCAAAGTCGGCCACGTCCATCCTGCGACAGCTCATTGACGCAGGCACTTTGGCTAATCTGCCAGCAGGTTTCAAAGCTCGCGGTATGCGTATTCGTGACGAGGACAGCCCCTTACAACCGGGCGAGTTCCGCGACATCGACACCACAGGCGCGTCCCTGCGCGAGAACCTGATACCCCTGCCGATCAAAGAACCCAGCAACGTGCTCATGCAGCTCCTAGGACTGCTTGTGGAGTCTGGTAAGCGGTTTGCGTCGATAGCCGACATGAATGTCGGTGACATGAATCAAGCGATGCCAGTGGGCACTACAGTGGCTCTGCTGGAGCGTGGCACGAAGGTGATGAGCGCGATCCACAAGCGGTTGCACTACAGCCAAAAGCTTGAGTTTCAATTGCTTGCCAAGGTGTTTGCCGAGTATCTACCGCCGAGTTATCCGTATGTTTCGCGCAATGGCCCCCAAGAGATCATGGGTGAGGACTTCGATGGCCGAGTTGATGTCATCCCTGTGTCAGATCCCAACATCTTCAGCCAGTCACAGCGCATAACAATGGCTCAAGAGCTTCTGACGATGGTTCAGTCTAACCCTGAGATACACGGGCCACAGGGCATATATGAGGCGTATCGGCGCATGTATTCGGCTCTCGGCGTTGATGATGTGGATAGCCTTATTCAGCCTCCACCCCCGCCACCACAGCCTATGCCTGTGGACGCAGGCATTGAGAACAGCGGATTCTTGATGGGCCAGCCTGCACAGGCGTTTGAGGCGCAGAACCACCAAGCGCACATCGATGCCCATAGGTCGCTGTTTTTGACTGACGTGGTTAAGCAGAACCCGCCTCTACAGGGCATGATCATCGGTCATATGATGCAGCACTTGCAGTTCATGGCTGGCCAGATGGTTCAGGATCAAATATCTCCAGAGCTGAATCAGCAGATGCAAGAGATGCAGGCTGCTCAGCAGTCTGGTCAGGTTCCGCCTGAGCAGCTCCAGCAGATGCAAAGCCAGATTCAGATGCAGATCGAGCAGCTATCATCGCCTGTTTTGGCGCAGTTGACGCAAGAGCTTCTTGAGTCGATTGGACAAGGTGATGACACCGATCCGCTGGTTCAGATCAGACAGCAAGAGCTTATGCTGAAAGAAAAAGCTATTGATTCTGAGAATGAACAGTTTGAAGCTAAGCAACAGCAGCGAGCTGAAGAAAAGCTGCTAGAAACAGAGATCGCTAAACAGCGTCTTGGTATTCAGAAAGAAGTTGCAGACGATAAGCTCGATGTAGCACTTCGTCGGTTAGAGCAACAAGCGGAGCTAAAGCTCCTAGACATGCAAAACAAGAACATGGGAGGCCGATAATGGCTGATTTAATTTCATCAACGAGTTACGTCCGACAGCGCATTGAAGAGCTGCGCGAAAACAAAAAGCTTGCTAGGCAAGTAGAATTGGCCTTGGCTGAGAAGCAAGCCAAAGATGCGGACGAAAAGAAAAGAAAAAGCGATGCGCGGATTGCCGCAAAGCTGGCCCGAATTGCTGGAGAAGAGCCGCCCGTCGTGGCAGAGCCAGTAATTGAAGAGGTGGTCGCTGAAGAGGTTCAGGAAGAGATCGTGATTGAAGAAGAACCTATTATAAAAAAAGCGCCTAAAAAGGCCGCTGCTAAGAAAGAAACCGAAGAAAGCGAGGAAGAATGATGAAAGATATAAGCAAAATCGAAAAGGTTGATTCACCAACGAAGAGCATCAAATCTGGCCCTACATCGCCCGAGCTGATTCGACGCACGATGGGCGGTGAGATTAAAGTAATCAAAGCCCGTGGCGCTGGCGCAGCAACTCGCGGTTTCGACTTTCATGAGAAAGTTTAGTGGATGATATTGATCTCGGTTCGCGCCTGAAAAGGGTCATGGCTGAGCGGAGAGAGCTTATCCGCGAAGTCATGATGGACGGTATGCTCAAAGATATAGAACATTATAAAAGTTTGCAGGGCGAGCTAACTGTTATAAACTTGGTCGAGGAAACCATCAAAGAATTCTATAAGGAAATCTAAATTGACAATCCCGACCACTGAATCCGCTTACGTCTCAAGCGAAGAGCGCGTTCTCGACCCCACCCTGCTTGATAAATCCGCCCTAGAACGAATGCCAGACCCCACAGGTTGGCGCATGTTGGTCTTGCCCTACAAGGGCAAAGCCCAGTCTGATGGCGGCATTCACCTCCTAAAAGAAACCGTAGACCGAGAGGCTCTTGCCACTGTTGTGGCATATGTTGTAAAAATGGGGCCACTTTGCTATGGCGACACGGAAAAGTTTGGAAACAAGCCGTGGTGCCAAGAAAAGCAATGGGTATTGATCGGACGTTACAGCGGCGCTCGCTTCAAGCTTGAAGACGGTGGCGAAGTGCGAATAATCAATGACGATGAGGTCATTGGAACCATCCTTAACCCTGATGACATAGTGAGTTTCACATGATTGAGAATCAAAACGCTGAGCAGATCGAAGAAGAGCAGGTTTCTATTCAGGTCACAGAAGACCCAGTAGAAGGATCTGAAGTTGCCAATGACGGCGATGAGCTTGAGAATTACACGAAGTCGGTTTCCAAGCGGATTAACAAGCTCAATGCTAAGCATCGAGAGGCGGAACAGCGAGCACAGCAGCTTGAGCAGATTGCCCTTCAAAAAGAAGCAGAGCTTCAGCAGTACCGACAGTATTCTGCTCAGCAGTCAAACCAAGTTTTAGCCAAGGAAGAAGAGGCTCTAGTCTCAAAAGAATCACAGATTGATGACGTGTACCGCAAGGCTGTTGAGAGCGGCGACTCAGACTTAATCACCAAGGCCGCTAAGCTTCAAAGCGACATATCGATCCAGAAAGAAAAGCTTCGAGTTGCCAAGGCCCGACAGCAAACCGCTCAAGAACAAGAGTATATTTCGCAAGGCAACGAGCAGGTAGTTCAACACGAGCAATATCAGCAGGCTGAGCAAGAGGTCACCCCGACTGAAGATGCGCTTGAATGGCATGATCGAAACCCTTGGTACGCAAACAAGGACAACGAAGAAGACATGAAGGCGACCCAGTACGCCTACTATGTACACTACAATTTAGCCAACGAAGGCTATGACGTAGGCTCTGACGAGTATTACGAAGAGTTGGACAGCCGTGTAGGTACGGTTTATCCTCACACGAAATCCACTGATAGTGGATCTCAGGCCGTTCAAAGTGGAAGCAGACCCGCTGTGCAAAGAGTCGCTTCCGCCCCTCAAGGGGGTCGGTCAAAAACACAAGGCAAAAAGAACGGCGTAAGCTTTTCTAAGTCTGAGCTAGAGCGACTCAGAGGTCTCAAGCCGCACAATATGTCTGAAGAGGCATGGTTGCAGCGAGTGGCTAAAGAGAAGCAGAAAATTGCATCAAGAGAGGCAAGCTAAAATGGCAGAAGCAAAAGCAAACGCACGTTCATCCCGTGATTCGCAGTCACACGATAATCAGACTCGCAGAAAACCGTGGCGTCCAGTGCGTTCATTAGAAACTCCACCCCCACCCGCAGGTTATACCTATCGGTGGATCAGGGAGTCCATGTTGGGACAAGAAGACCGAGCAAATGTCTCGCGTCGGCTTCGAGAAGGATGGGATCTCGTAAGAGGTACTGACCTTCCTGAAGAATGGCGTTCTTTACCAACAATGGATAATGGCCGACACGAAGGCGTGGTTTACAACGAAGGGTTGCTATTAGCGAAGATCCCTAACGAAACAGTTGAAGAGCGACGAGCTTATTATAAGCAGAAGAGCCAACAGGCCACGGATGCGTTGGACAACACCATGTTTAGCGAAGCCCGTGGCGACAGCCGTTATGTTAAATACGATCCTCAACGCGATAGCAACGTCACATTTGGACGACGATAGAGGTAATTACAAATGGCGAATAAAGACGCTGCATTTGGAATGAAGCCAGTCAGAATGATTGGCGGCGCACCCTACACTGGCGGTCAGAGTCGATATCGTATTGCTGCGAACTATGGAACTTCCATTTTTCAAGGCGATATGGTTGCTCAGGTCACTGGTGGAACGGTGGAAGTACACGCTGACGGGGGCACAGTGCCTGTTGTTGGTGTTTTCAACGGTGTTCAATACACCGATCCTACATCTGGTGAGCAGGTGTTTAGCAACTACTACCCCGCAAGCACTAACGCTTCAGACTTGATTGCTTTTGTGATCGATGATCCTGATGTTGTGTACGAAGTGCAGGCTGATGACACGTTCCCTGTTGCTGACTTGTTTGGCAATTTTGATATCGTGTACACCACAGCGGGTAGCACTTCGACTGGCATATCAGGTGCTGAGCTGGACGTTACTACTGGTGCGACAGCAACAACCTTGCCAATCAAAGCGATTGACATCTCGCAAGATCCGAATAACTCGGACGTAGGGGCTGCACACACTAACGTGTTGGTAGTAATTCAAAACTCAGTATTCGGCGTCAAGGGCGCTGGCTTAGCTTAAATAGGAGGCTAGACAATGGCTATTTCAAGAGCACAACTAGCTAAAGAGCTAGAGCCGGGTCTGAACTCGCTTTTCGGCATGAGCTATGACTCATATGACCGCGAGTACGAAGAAATCTTTGCTATCGAAGACTCACAGCGAGCCTTTGAAGAAGAGGTTTTGATCACTGGTTTCGGTGGAGCACCGACCAAAACTGAAGGCCAAGGCGTACAATTCGATAACGCTTCTGAGTCTTACACCGCTCGTTACACGCACGACACTGTTGCGTTGGCTTTCGCTCTGACCGACGAAGCCGTAGAGGACAACCTTTACGACTCATTGGGCAAGCGATATGTGAAGGCTTTGGCCCGATCTATGGCTAACACCAAGGAAGTTAAAGGCGCTGACGTATTGAACAATGCGTTTGACACCAACTTCACTGGCGGTGACGGCGTTACATTGATCAACACGGCACACCCCTTAGCGGGTGGCGGCACTGCTGCAAACCGTGCAACGTCAATGGCTGACTTGAACGAAACGTCTTTGGAAGACGCGCTGATCGATATCAGCACGTTTACTGATGACAAAGGTCTGACGATCTCTGTTCAAGCGACCAAGCTGGTTGTTCCACCTCAGTTGACGTTTGTTGCTGACCGTATCCTGAACTCTACTTTGCGTTCTGGCACGGCTGACAACGACATCAACGCTGTACGCAACACGGGTGTATTGCCCGGTGGCTACACGGTCAATCATTACCTGACTGACCCTGACGCCTTCTTCCTGCTGACCAGTGTCACCGACTCTGGCGAAGGCTTGAAGATGTTCCAACGTACTGCGATGGAAACCACGATGGAGCCAGACTTTACGACTGGTAACATCCGTTACAAGGCTCGTGAGCGTTACAGCTTCGGCTTTAGTGACTGGCGCGGCATCTACGGCTCACAAGGCGCGTAGATACCAAGCAAAAAGAAAGGGGGCTTATGCCCCCTTTTTTTGTGCCTCCTTATCAGCTACGCGGCGCTCTCTTTGTATGGCGCATCGAACAAGAAAAAATGCTCTAGGCTCAATGAAAACCACTCAGCGACGGTGTTGTCGCCATCGATAGCTGATTTAGGAAACCATGCCTCGCTGGCATTACCGGCAAGCAGGATCGCCTTAGCGGTTTCCCGCATAACCCTGACGGTGGTTTCACCGTGATGGTGGTGGGTAATTTTGATTGTTTCGTTTTCCATCATCATTCTCCGTTGTTATGGCCCTAATTATACATACTCCGTGTCGATGTGCAAATAGGTACACAATAAAAACAACATTTATTTTAGCTTGGCATTGATTTGTCGCCTTACGGCCTGTGTGATATAAAAGAAGGATCCTGACAGCCGCAATCCCGCTGGCTGACACTTGCCACGACAGGAGATCAACATGGCTACAACGACTTTCAACGGCCCAGTCCGCTCAGAGAACGGGTTTCAACAAATTTCAAAAGCAGCTAACGGCACAATTACCGTTAACAGCGGCATCAAAATGGCAACTGAAGCCACTGGCGGAGCTGGTATCGAAGGCACCGCTGCCGTTTACGTTACGCAGGTTAACCGCCTAAAGAGCGACGTAGCGACTAACGTCAACATAGTAAAAACGACGATTATGATTGACCTCACTGGCTTAAAAGACGGCGGCACCGCTGGCGACATCATCGGTAAAGACGGCTCTGGCGTTGCATTTATCGGTAAGGTAACCGCAGCGAACCAAGGCAGCGTTTTCGGCGTGACCATGACGTGCGTAGAAACACCTGCTGGCGGAAGCACGGACATCGATCTGTTCTCTGCAACCGAAGGCACTGGTGTCAACGACACTGCAATTGGTGCTTTGACCGAAACTCAAATCATCAACGCTGGCGCTGCTTCTGCTGGAACAATGGTTGCTGGTGGCGATATCGCTGCTGACCAATTCTTGTATTTGGTAAGCCAAGGCACGGGTGATGCAACGTACACTGCTGGACGCTTTTTGATCGAAATCACTGGATTCGATGTAGCTTCCTAGATAGGAGAAAATCATGGCTGATGCAGTAACGAGCCAAACCATCCATGATGGCGAGCGCATAGCAGTGCTGAAGTTCACCAATGCCAGTGATGGCACGGGTGAGTCCGCAGTGAAAAAAGTAGATGTTTCAGCTTTGGGTGCCAACTCTGCTGGTGTGTCATGCAACCGCGTGACGATCAATAAGATTTGGTGGCAGTGTACTGGGATGTCGGTAAAGATTGAGTTCGATGCAACGGCTAATGTATTGGCTATCGGCGTGAGTGAAGACTCAAACGGATACCACGATTACAGCAATTTTAGCGGCATACCTAATAATGCAGGATCTGGCGTTACGGGCGATCTTGATTTTACTACCGTTGGTCATACCAGTGGAGACACCTACATGGTTGTTTTGGAACTGATTAAGTCTTACGGCTAATGGCTGATACAAGCGATGTAAAGCGAACCAAGTCGGGCAGACTCGTCTATCGAGGCGAGTCTTTCCCCGGCTATAACAAACAGAAAAGAACGCCCGGCGAGAACAAGAAGTTTGCGGTTCTAGCCAAAAAAGGCGATCAGGTAAAGATTGTGCGTTACGGTGATCCGAATATGGAGATCAAGCGTGATAGTCCAGAGCGTCGGCGCAACTTTCGTGCCAGACATAATTGCGATGCGGTTCAGAAGAAGAAAGACGTATTCGCAGCTTCCTATTGGTCTTGTAAAAATTGGTGATTTGATATGGGTATTGTAGCATCAACAGAGGCTCGTGAGCGACAAGCTCGCATAGAATCAAGTCCGTTGTATCCCGAAATACAACGAAGAAATTTGGCCCTTAATCAAATGCGAGACCAAGAAGGTACGCCTGAATACTTGCGATTATTACAAGAGCTGTTTGACCTGCAAGATCAAGCAGCAGGCGGTGGCGGTTTGCCAACGCAAGCCCCACAAGATCCGATGCAGGGCGGTATAGGTGGTTTGATTGAGGCGCTTCAAGGCCAAACAATCCCTCAACCACCAATGCCGACGCCACCATTTAACCCCAACAGGTCGGACAGGATGTCCAATGCCGATCAATTCAGAGCTGGTAACCCCTTTATCAGTGTCGAAGAATTCGAGGGTCGGTCTCCGTCTCCAAGCCGTCGCCCAGACGATGGGATTCGTATGCGTATAGAAGGCACTTTTGATCCATCAAGACGCACTTATCGCCCAGACGATATCAAACGGCAACCTGATCCCATTGAAATGCCTATGCCTCCAGCACCTATAGCGACTGAAGCGCGTATGCCAGACATGGTGCAACAGCTTCGAGAGGCGCTCAGGCAGAAGCAAATGGGTGGCGTTCAGCGTAGACCGATGGCCCGTCGCGGCAAAGGCTCATTGGGTGGGATTATTGGACGGCTTCGACAGCAGATGGATCAGCGACGAGAGATTCCTTTGCCTCGTCGGTATGATGAAGAGGTTGACGATTCTAATTTTGTGTTTACGCAGGGTAGAGATCGTCTTGGAATGCCGGTGATGAGTGCTTCCCCTCGAAGAAATGTTGACCCCAACCGATTCATAAGCGTCGAAGAATTTGAGCGTGGTGGAGCAAAGCCTCAAAAACCAGACATGGAAGAGATTCGCAGACAAATCATGCGCGGAGTTAACGTGCGAGGGATTGGAATCTAATGGCTGAATCTAATGACCTGCTGTCAGCATTAGGCGAATACGGAAGCTCAGCTTCGCCTTACTCTGCGCTGGATCGCTACCTGATGCAGCAGTCGGTTTACGACAGAGATCCAAGAGAAGCGCCAGTAGCGCCCACCATGCGTACTTTGGAGGCTCTAATGCCTTCCGCAGAAAATACGATGGCAAGCCAATATGAAACCGTCATGCAGGAGCAGCGAGACGCAGACGAGGCTGCATCGGCTTCGCGTCAAACCGAAATAGACAATCTTCGGGATTTGTTGCGTGAAGAGCTATCCAGCTCAGAAGATGCGGCTCTTGCTCAAAGGTCAGATCTAACCAAGGCGCTCGAAGGCCAGATTGAAGACATGCGTCGAGGCGTTGATATAGAGACGCTAGGTCTGCGTCAAGCTGGTTTGGATGAGCGAGCCGCACTAGCTCAGCAGATAGAAGAGGGCGATAGGCTGGTGCGTCAGGCTCAGGAAGCTTCCGCAGGCACGTTGCAAGATCGCCTTGCCTCGTTATCCACAGACCTTTCCGACATCACTGGCACGATTGACGCAAACTACGCCCGTCTTGACGAGGTTCAAAAAGATGCCGCTGACGCGACTCAGAGCGAAATAGATTCTTTAAATCAGCAGCTCGAAAACCTGTATGCGGACGTGGAGTCTGGCGGCGCAGCTCAATCTGAATCGATACGGGACGAAACAGCCAACCTCATTGCTGGGTTGGAACAGCAAATTGGAGGTCTAGCCGACAATCTTGGTGGACTACCGATTGAGGCGATTCAATCACAACTGGCTTCGGTCAACGATCAAACGGCTCAGTTTCAACAATCTATTGAGTTGGCGACGGGAGAGAGGGCTGATTTATCTTCTCGGATTGACGCATTGCAGTCTTCTGGTTTGACTCAAGATGACTTGAGCGGTTTGTCACAAACCATTGCAGGCCAGCGCCAGAGCGAAATATCTTCTGCCTTAGACCCAGTGCAACAGCAAATTGAGGCTCTGCGAGGACAAATACCTAGCGAGGTTGACACCGAGGCGCTACGCAAACAGATTACTGAAGACGTGATGGCTCAGATGGCAAGCCAACAGCCGCCTGCAACCACGACTCCGCCAATCACGGTTGGTTCTGCCGAAGGGCAGCAAGGCGTTGTTGTTGAGCCTGATCTGTATGATTTTCCAGAACCTGAGATGGGAGCTTACAGCAACG